TTGACGAACAGGAGTAGACACCCGTGAGTGGGGTGATCCTTTTAAAGGAGAGCCTCTCGTTTATGCTAAGTTAGAGATGCTTGTCAGTGCTATCTCTCCACGCTACAAGCCCCGTTCAAGATGTGAGTCTTTACTTGAGAACTACATGGTTCACTACGTTTATCCTACTTGGTCGGCTCAACCGCATAGAGGGGTGGGTGATGCCCCCGTTTGAGTCCACTATACAAGAAAACAATTCTCATGTAAAGTATGTACTAACTTCCCTTCACTGGATAAAAGATGAACGTAGTAGATGCACTCCCTGATAACCTAAAGAAAAAGGGTCGCCCCAAGGGGTCTGGTAAGCTGACTATGGCAAAGTATGCTGATGCCAAGCCATTAGCTATGTTGCCTAAGACCGAGAACCAGAGAGTCAAAGAACTCAAGGATTTGTTGATAAACAGTGCTGGAGTCAATGTTGTCCAAAAGACTGTTCAGATTGCCCTTGATGATGACCACCCTGCACAGATGGCAGCGTTAAAGCTATGTATGGATAGGATGCTTCCTGTTGCTCTGTTTGAAAAAGAGAAGAATCAAAGAAGTGCTGTAAACATTACGATTTCAGGCATTGGTGGCCTAACCATTGGTGAAAACACAATAGAAGCTGAAGATATAGAAAGCAAAGATGTCTGATCTAAACTTTAGCCTACTTCCTTGGCAACAAGAGGTATTTGCTGATAAAACAAGGTTTAAAGTCATTGCGGCAGGGCGGCGTTGCGGCAAGTCTAGGCTCTCAGCCATTACCCTGTTGATTGAGGGTTTGCAGTGTAGTGCAGGGTCTGCTGTGCTTTATGTTGCACCTACCAATGGTCAGGCAAGGCAGATTATTTGGGATGTATTAATGGAGTTGGGTAGAGACGTTATCTCTGCTAGTCACATCAATAATATGGACATTACTTTGATAAATGGAGCAAAGATCTATGTCCGAGGTGCAGATAGACCAGATACTTTGCGAGGAGTGTCGCTCACCTACGCTGTGCTTGACGAGGTTGCAGACATCAAACCCGAAGCTTGGGAACAGGTTATTCGTGCTTCTCTGTCAGACAAAAAGGGCAGAGCAATGTTCATCGGCACTCCCAAGGGTCGCAACTTCTTCTATGACATCTTTAAACTTGGACAGTCAGAGGAAGACGAGGATTGGAAAGCATGGCATTTCACCACCAAAGACAACCCTTTGATAGATCCTGATGAAATTGAGAGTGCGAAGAAAACCCTAAGTTCATTCGCCTTCAAGCAAGAGTATATGGCATCCTTTGACAATGCGGGGTCAGATGTCTTCAAAGAAGAATGGATTAAGTACGGGGAAGAACCTGAGCATGGTTCTTACTTCATAGCCTGTGACTTGGCTGGATTTGAGGAAGTTGCTAAACAAGCGGCTAATTCTAAGAAAAGGCTAGACCAGACTGCTATTGCTGTTGTTAAGGTGACTGATGAGGGCAAATGGTTTGTAAAAGAGATTGCTTTTGGGCGTTGGGACATCAGGGAGACTGCTGCTACGATTCTGTTGAAGATGCGGGAATATCGACCTTTGAGTGTTGGAATTGAGCGTGGAGCATTAAAAAATGCAGTTTTGCCGTATTTGTCAGACTTAATGCGGAAAAATAATGTATATTCCCATATAGTTGACTTAACGCATGGCAACAGGAAAAAGACTGACAGGATTATCTGGAGTCTCCAAGGAAGGTTTGAGCATGGGCGTATTGTGCTGAACTCTGAGGAAGATTGGGATGAATTCAAAGATCAACTCTTGATGTTCCCCGCCCAAGGTGTTCACGATGACTTACCCGATGCTCTTTCCTACATTGACCAACTGGCTGTGACCTCATACTTTGTTGATGACCAAGAAGATGAGTGGGAGCCTCTAGATATTATTTCGGGGATATAAATGGCAACAGACAAAGAAGTCAAGTTAGAACAAAACGAGTTTTATGAGCCTACTGAGGCTGATAAAGAACTGACCGACTTTGTTACTGACCACTGCAACAAGTGGCGTGACTATAGAGACACCAACTTTCTTCCTGATTGGCTTGAGTATGAGCGCATCTTCCGTGGTCAATGGGCTTCTGAAGACAAGACCCGTGAGTCTGAGCGTAGCCGCATAGTTACCCCTGCCACACAACAAGCTGTTGAGACTCGCCATGCCGAGATCATGGAAGCTATCTTTGGTCAAGGCGACTTTTTTGACATTGAAGACAATATCCAAGACATAGGTGGAAACCCTATAGATGTTGAAGTAATCAAGAATCAGTTGATGGAAGACTTCAAGAAGGACAAGATTCGCAAGAGTATTGACCAGATTGAGTTGATGGCTGAGATTTATGGCACAGGTATTGGCGAGATCATTGTCAAGACTGAGAAAGAGTATGTACCTTCTACTCAGGCTATTCCTAATCAACAGGGTCAAGCAGCTATTGGCGTGATGGAGAGAGACAGGATTTCTGTCAAGATCATGCCTATCAACCCAAAGAACTTCTTGTTTGACCCTAATGGGACAAGCATTGATGACTGTATGGGCGTGGCTATTGAGAAGTATGTCTCTATCCATAAAGTTGTTCAAGGCATTGAAAAAGGCATCTATCGCAAGGTGGACATTGGGACAGCTAGTGAAGATACCGACTTAGAGCCCACCCAAGAAGTATCTCAGTATCAAGATGAGAAGGTTCTATTGTTGACCTATTACGGGTTAGTACCCCGTGAATACTTAAATAATCTTGAGGAAAACAAAGACATTGTTGAGTTATTCCCTGAGAACTCTGCCGCTGAAGACTACTCAGACATGGTAGAAGCCATTGTCGTAATTGCCAACGATGGTCAATTGCTCAAGGCTGAAGAAAACCCTTACATGATGAAAGACAGACCTGTATTGTCGTACCAAGACGATACAGTGCCTAATCGCTTGTTGGGGCGAGGTACAGTGGAAAAAGCCTTCAATATGCAGAAAGCTATTGATGCTCAGACTCGTGCTCACTTGGATTCACTTGCCTTGACCACTGCCCCAATGGTTGCGATGGATGCAACTAGACTGCCAAGAGGCATGAAGTTTGAGATTAAAGCTGGTAAAGCCATTCTCACCAACGGCAACCCCAATGAAATCCTGTATCCCTTCAAGTTTGGTCAGAGTGACCCTAATAACCTAGCAACTGCCAAAGACTTTGAGCGAATGTTGCTACAAGCGACAGGTACGCTTGACTCAAACGGCATGGTTTCCCAATCTAGCCGTGATGGGGGCGGTATGTCGATGGCGGTTGCATCGATTATTAAGAAGTACAAGCGTACTTTGGTCAACTTCCAAGAAGATTTCCTTGTGCCTTTCATCAAAAAGGCGGCTTTCAGGTTCATGCAATTCGATCCAGAGCGTTATCCTTCTGTAGACATGAACTTCATACCTACGGCAACCCTTGGAATCATTGCTAGAGAGTACGAACAACAGCAATTTATTGGTTTATTGCAGACCCTTGGCCCAAATACCCCTGTTTTGCCTGTGATTCTCAAAGGAATCATTGCTAATTCAAGTTTGAGCAACAGATACGAGATGATGGCGGCTTTGGATGAGATGAGCAAGCCAGACCCGCAAGCACAACAGATGCAACAGATGCAAGCAGAGTTGGCAATGCAAACTGCACAGGCTAATATTGCTGTTCAGACTAGCCAAGCAGAGCAAAACAAAGCTGAAGCTATCAAATTGTCTGTTGAGGCACAGTTAATGCCACAGGAAATACAGGCAAAGAACATGGCAGCAATGACCAAGAACCTTCCTAATCAAGATAATCAAGCATCTGCGGAATTTGACAAGCGGGTCAAGATTGCTGAGTTGATGCTTAAAGAGGCTGATATTAAGAACAAGAGTAAGATTGTTGAATTGCAAATGGCTGATAAAGTTGATTCACAGAATAAAGTCAAACAAGATTTCCTAACAAGGCTTACAGATGGACTGAAGAATGGCTAATATAAAAGAACTTATTAAAAGCATACAGTCAGCAGACTCATCTTTTGATGAGAAGTTATATGCTATTAATACTATGGAAGAAACTCTGGTGGCAATGCGCCAGCAAGAAGAAAAGGCTGTTCAAGACAATGTAGATTTGATAGTTGAGGCTATCAAAGTCATGGAAAACAAGGTTTCTACCCAACTAGAGATTGCCAAAGCTATAGTCCCACAAAAAGGTGATAAGGGAGATAAAGGCGAAAAAGGTGTTGATGGTAGACAAGGCGTAGATGGTAAGAATGGTCGGGATGGTCGGGATGGAAAAGACGGATTTGATGGAAAAGATGGTGTTTCTGTCTTAAATGCCCAAATTGACTTTGATGGATCATTGGTCATTACCCTATCTACGGGTCAGCAAATCAATGTGGGTGAGGTTGTAGCACCTGAGTTACAAGAAAGAATTAAACTTGTGACTTCTGGCGGTGCTGGTACAACACTACCCTCTCAAACAAGCAATTCTGGAAAGTTTTTAACAACTGATGGAACAAGTACATCATGGGCAATACCAACTCTTACAACAACAAACTTCACAATTGAAGAATCGGGCGGGAAGTTGATATTTAAGTATGGTGCAACTACAATTGCATCAATGTCTTCAACTGGAATGATTACATCAGCAACTAATATTGTTGCAAATGGAACACCATAAAGGAAAAATATGGCAACGTCAGTAACTCTAAAAGCTAATGCGATTGATATTTCTGGCACTACGTCAGGGACTGTAACACTACAAGCCCCTTCCGTAGCTGGAACTACAACGATTACTTTGCCATCAACCAGTGGCACACTTTTAACAAGTGCAAGTACAGCAACCACATCAACCAATTTGGCGGGTGGATCAAACGGGACAATTCCTTACCAATCAGCAAGTGGCACAACTCAGATGTTGGCAGTTGGCACTAGCGGTCAGGTCTTGCAAACAAACGGGGCTGGTGCGCCTACTTGGGTAACACCTAGTTCTGGTTTATCTGCATCTGCAAATAACACCTTTACAGGCACACAAACATTCTCAGGCACATCATCAGCAACAGCGATTGTTTTGAATGATGCGGCAGAGGTAGCAACAGTATCTGCAACAGCGGCTACTGGAACAATTAACTACGACATTACCACTCAGTCAGTCTTGTACTACACCAGCAACGCAAGTGCTAACTGGACAGTTAACTTTAGAGCGTCTAGCGGTACATCGCTGAATACTTTGATGAGTACAGGTCAATCAATGACTGTGGCTTTCTTGGTGACTCAAGGTTCTACCGCTTACTACAACTCTGCTGTTCAAGTTGATGGAAATTCTGTAACTCCCAAGTATCAAGGCGGTACAGCATGGGCGGCTGGTAATGCAAGTTCAATAGATGTGTATATGTACACCATTGTCAAGACGGGCAGTGCGGCATTTACTGTGTTTACTTCACAAACCAAGTTTGCTTAAAGGACAACCATGCCATTAGTTCAAACTAGAGGTGCGGCATCTGCTCAAGGCTTTGGTGAGTTTGCACAGGCGGCTACTGTTGCTAACTACATTGAGGATGTGTTCTCAACGTATCTGTATACAGGTACAGGCGCTACACAAACCATTACCAATGGCATTGACTTGTCTACCAAGGGTGGTTTGACTTGGATAAAAGGTAGAAGCGGTGCAACTGGTCATCGTTTAACTGATACAGCAAGGGGCGTTACAAAATCACTTGCATCAGAAACAACTGCGGCAGAAGCAACTGAAACCACGGGCTTAACTGCATTTGGCACAACTGGATTTACGATTGGTGCTGATGCTGACTACAACACTAACGCAGCAACTTACGTCTCATGGACATTCCGCAAGCAGCCTAAGTTTTTTGATATTGTAACGTGGACTGGAAATGGTACAAATCAGAACATTCCACATAACCTTGGCTCTGTTCCGGCTTGCATACTAGTCAAAAGCCTAGCCAACGTTAATTCATGGGCTGTTTATCATCGTAGTGTTGATGCAACGAGCCCACAAAATTATGGGCTTTTTTTGAATACTACAGATGCCAAAGATTTAGACGTATTTTGGAATAATACTGCTCCAACTTCAACGCAATTTACTGTAGGCGCAAAAGACGCAGTAAACAGGTCAGGAGGTTCATTTGTAGCCTACCTATTCGCCCATGACGCAGGGGGCTTTGGCCTGACGGGTACGGACAATGTGATTTCGTGTGGGTCGTTTACTACTGATGGTAGTGGGAATGCCACTGTATCTTTAGGATATGAGCCTCAGTGGGTGATGATTAAACGCACAGACAGTACTAGCAGTTGGACTATGATAGACATTATGAGAGGGTACACGGCTGACACAGCATCTACAGTGGATTCTTTTGTTGTTGCAAACACCCCGGCTGCTGAAGTTAATAACCAAGCGCTTGGTGGCCCTAATGCAACAGGCTTTATTTCTTCTCTTGGATTTGCATCAGCCACCTACATCTACATAGCCATACGCCGTGGCCCGATGAAAGTGCCTACGTTGGGGACGAGTGTTTATAACGCTGTTGCAAGGACAGGCACAGGTGCGGTAGCGCAGGTTACTGGGGTTGGTTTTACTCCTGATTGGGTAATAGCAAAACTTAGAGCAATTGGTGATGGCTCTGCCGTATATGACAGGCTTCGTGGTAACACCAAAGAACTTTGTACGGCAGAAACAGCGGATGAATACACGATAACAGATGGTGTTACGTCTTTTAACATGGATGGAGTTAGCCTTGGAGCAGATGCCACAAACGGCAGAATCAACTACAGTCCAAGAACCTATATTAATTGGTTTTTCAAACGAGCCCCCAGCTTCATGGATGTGGTTTGCTATACGGGGACGGGTTCTGCGACAACCCAAACGCATAACTTGGGCGTAGTGCCTGAGTTGATGATTGTCAAGCGCAGAAATGTTGCAAGATATTGGGCTGTTTACGCATCACCATTAGGGGCAACAAAATGGCTTGAATTGGAAACGCAAGACCCTGTACAAACAGATACGATGTGGAATGACACAACACCAACAGCTAGTGTCTTTTCAATAG